TTCGCTGACAAGACTTCGCCGCTGGCGTTCGTGTTCATCGACGCCGAACACACCGAAGTCGAGGTGGCCGACAACATCGCCGCCGTGCTGCCCTGGCTTGCCGAGGGCGGGATCATCTGCGGCGACGACGTCATGCACCCGCCGGTCCGTCAGGGCATCGCCCGGCACCTTCGCCCGGTCGATGTCCAAGTGGAGATCGGCACGTCTGTCTGGTGGTGGAAGCGATGAACCTGCTTGACCTGCAGTACGCCGAGGCGTGCAAGACGCCATCGGACATCTACCTGCACCTTCCTCGGATGGTGCAACTCGTCGAACAACTCGACGCCCAGCACGTGCTTGAGCTCGGCTCTCGGTCGGGCGTGTCGACGATCGCCTGGCTGCACGCACTGCAGCGCACCGGCGGTCGGCTCACATCGGTCGACCTGGACGCAGCGCCGGCCATCGGTGAGCACGACAACTGGACTCACATTCAGGGCGACGACACCGACCCGGCACTGGTGGCGGCGCTCGACCCGGCCGACATCGTGTTCATCGACACCAGCCACTTGTACGACCACACGGTGCAGGAGTTGGCGATCTACCGCTGGCTGGTGCGTCCCGGTGGCGTCATCTGTCTGCACGACACCGAACTGCCGACGCCCGAAGGCGCACCGCCCCGGCCGCTGTACCCGGTCAAGAAGGCGGTCATCGAGTTCATCGCCGAAACCGGCTGGCAATGGCACAACTTCCCCGACTGCTGGGGGTTCGCCGTGATCCGAGTCCCTGAGGAGTGACATGGCCATTACCAACGGGTACTGCACCCTCGCCGAACTGAAGCCAGAGCTCCGAATCCCGTCGGCCGACACCGACGACGACACCCGGCTCGAGGTCGCCATCGCCGCAGCGTCCCGCCAGATCGACGCCCACTGCGGCCGGTTCTTCTGGCGCGAAGCGGGCACGCACACTCGCGAGTTCTACGCCAACGACCACCGGCGTTGCGAGGTCGACGACATCTCGACCGTGACCGGGCTGGTCGTCCAGGTCGACGACGACGACGACGGCGTGTTCGAGACGACGCTGACCATCTCGACCGAGTTCATCCTGCGCCCACTCAACGCCGCCGACCGGGTGCCGGTATGGCCGTACGACGAGATCGTGTTGGTCGATGCGATCAACGGCAACTTCCCGATGTCGCAGTCGGGCCGACCGGGCGTGCGCGTAACGGGTCGCTTCGGCTGGCCGGCAGTGCCCGACGACGTGAAGAAGGCGTGTCTCGTGCAGTCGGCCATGTTGTTCAAGTCGGCGGACGCTGTGTTCGGTGTGACCGAGTTCGCCAACGCCGGCGCCGCGCTGCGGGTCGGCCGGACGATCAACCCGATCGCAGCGGCGCTCCTCGAGCCGTACTGCAAGCCGAGGGTCGGCTGATGCCGACGGTGCAAGAGGTGCGCTCGGCGCTCGCCGACGCCATCGCCGTGACCGGGCTCCGCTCGGCTCCGATGTGGCAGGACACATTCACCGCACCGATCGCCATCATCACCCGTCGAGAGTTCGACCCTCGGCTGGTGTTCACGTCGAACAGGGCCGCCTTCCAGTTCACCGTCACGATCTACGCTGACCGCACCAATGAGCGCACGGCGCAGATACTGCTTGACGACTACTGCGAACTGAGCGGCGCCGGGTCGATCGTGGCAGCGATTCAAGACGACGCCAATTGGTCGAGCGTCGACATCGACTACGTGCAGGTCATCCGCATCGGCGAAGTCACGGCGTCGTCGCAGGGTGAGTCGAACTACCTAGCCGTGCCGCTCGACGTGGAGGTCGTGTTCTAATGGCAATGAAGACCGCTCAGGCCAGCAGGGTCGCCGTCGGGCTGCTCAACGCTTCCGGCTACACCAAGGGCTACTCGCTGACGGCGCAGACCGCTGCGCTCGATACGACGGTGCTCACCGACACCGCCAAGACGTTCATCATCGGACAGGACGAGTCGTCCGGGTCGCTCGACATGCTGTTCGACACCGTCGGCACCACGGCGCTGCAGTACCAGGCTCTGACGGCGCAGAAGGCGACCGGGCCGTACCCGCTGACGCTGTGCCCCGATGGTTTCGCTGTCGGCCAGGTCGCCGTCATGGTGAACGCTCACCTCGGCAACTTCACCGGCGCATCGTCGGTGTCGGATCTGGTGACGTGCTCGGCGGCGTTCCAGTCGACCGGCAACTTCGATGTCGGCTTGGTGGTCGAGGACTTCACCGCCATCACCGTCGATACCAGCGGCACCGCACGCGACCAGACCGCCGCCACGGCCAACGGCGGCGTGGGACACATCCACGTCACGGCGTTCTCCGGCCTCACCAACAACGCCTGTCGCATTGAGCACAGCGTCGACGGTTCGACCGGCTGGGCCACGTTGGTCACCTTCGCCACCTACACCGGCGTCACCTCGGAACGTGTCGAGGTCGCCGCTGGCACCACGGTCCGTCGATACCTCCGGGTGGTCGACGACGTGACGGGCACCGGCTCGACCACTCGGTTCGTGTCGTTCGCTCGCCGCTAATCACACCACCCCCATCACCAAGGAGTCCCGATCATGGCTTTCCGTGCAGGTACCACCACCTTCATCGCACTCGACGGCGTCAACGGCGCCGGCACCAACGTCTCACGCTTCGCTGACTCGTTCGATTGGCCGCAGTCGGTCGAGACGCAGGAAGTCAGCGCCTTCGGCACTGCCGCCAAGGCGTTCATCAACGGCCTGACCGACGGCGACACCGTCTCGATCAGCGGTCCCTACGATGCCCCGATGTTCTCGCTGCTGACCGGCGTGAAGGCGGCGCAGTCGGCGGGTTCGTCGACCATGACGATCCTGTGGGGTCCGGGCGGGTCGGTGTCGGGCGAGGCCCGTGTGACCGCTGAGGCGTGGGTGACGAGCGTGTCGCTGTCGTCGTCGGTCGGCGGCCGTGTCGAGTTGTCGGCATCGCTGCAGGTGACCGGCGCCGTCACGAACAACACTTGGTAATGGCCGACACGCTCGACTCGTTCGGGCGCAAGGTCGACGGGTTCATCAGCGAGATCGAGGCCGAGAAGCTGCGCGCCATCGCCACCAAGGTCGGTGTGAAGGCCAAGCAGCTCGCCACCGAGGCGGCGTCTGCGGACCTCGGTGGCGACCCGGCGTTCAGCGGGTGGCGACCGGCGACGAATCACCTGGCTACCCGCTTCGACCATGTCCGGCCGGGCGTCATCTCGTTCCACCCGACCGCACGGTCGGCGGGGCCGTGGACGGTCGCTCAGTTCGGCCGCAACCAGGCCGCCGGGCCTCGCATGGTCGGGCCACGCCTGACCAAGACGGGCAAAGTCTCCAAGGCCCGCCAGCGTCGTTACAACGGCAAGACCGAGGGCAAGAACACGGCAAGCGATGCGCTGGCCAAGATCGAGCCGATGGTGCCGGACGTGGTTGACGCCGAGGTGACGAAGGCCATCCGCAAGTTCTTTTCCTGAGGCGGTGACCGTGGCGAACAAGATCAGCGTCATCATCGACGTTGCCGTCGACAAGGGCGTCACGTCACTCAAGAAGTTCCGCTCGGCGATCGGCGAGGCCGAGACGGCGAGCGGCAAGATGCGCGCCGGGTTCGACGTCGCCAAAGAGTCGATCGTCGCCAACGCTGCGAACATCGCAATGGCCGCCGGCGGTGCGCTGATCGCCTTCGGCGTGAAGTCGGTCAAGGCGTTCCAAGACACGGCGCTCGCCGCCGGCAAGTTCAGCGACGCCACCGGCGTGGCCGTCGATGAGGCCAGCCGCCTCATCGAGGTCGCTGGCGACATCGGCGTCGAAGCCGGGACCGTCGAGACGGCGCTCGGCAGGATGAACAAGACGCTGGGCGCTTCGCCGCAGTTGTTCACCGACCTCGGCGTCGAGATCGCCAAGACGGGCACCGGCGCCACCGACGTAAACGGCACGTTTCTCAATGTCGTCGACCGGCTGAACGCCATCGAGGACCCGGCGGAGCGGGCGCGTGTTGCGTCGCAGTTGCTCGGCAAGGGCTGGCAGGGCATGGCCGAGCTGATCGGCCAGGGGTCGACTGCGCTGAAGGCGTCGCTTGCTGGCGTCGCCGACGCCCAGGTGATCGACCCCGACGAACTGAAGAAAGCTCGCGAGTTTCGCGAGCGGATGGACGACCTGAACGACCGGCTCAGTGCCATCAAGATGACCGTCGGCGAAGAGCTCGTTCCGGCGCTGTCTGATGCTGCCGAAACCATCGGCACGGTGACCGATGCGCTCCAAGCGGCCAGCAGCGCCGCCGAGGATCTGACCGGCACCAATCTGGCCGGATGGGCACAGAAACTGACTAGCCCCGTCGATGTCGCCACGTCCGCGATGGACTTGTTCACCGATGCGATCGGGTCCAACGTCTCCGCCACTGACGGGATCGGTTACGCCTGGGATTACTTCACCGGCAACCTTGAGGATGGCACCACCACCATCGGCTACGGCACCGAAGCCGCCGCCGAGATGGCGCGGATCTACGGCGAGCGGGTCACCCCGGCCGTCGACAAGGCGACCACCCATTTCGAGGACCTCGAGGGCGCGACCGCCAGGCTGAACGACACGTACGCCATCCTCAAGGGCACGCTTGACGAGGGCGATGCGCTCGACAAGGCCGCCGAGGCGACATGGAACTTCCGCAGCGAAACCGACCGCACCGAAGCCGAGGTGCGCGACTACACCCGCGCCCTCGCCGACACGGTCGTCGCGCTGACCGAGATGCCCGACGAGCAGAAGACGAACCTACTGCTGAAGCTCGAAGAGGGCGACCTTGCGGCCGTCGAGGCGGCACTGGCCCGCTACCGCGAGGGCGTCAATGTGCCGATCCGCTTCAAAGGTCAGGGCAGTGTCGGCTTCGAGAAGCGGGCGATGGGCGGCCCGGTCACTGCCGGTACGCCGTACCTCGTCGGCGAGCGTGGCCCCGAGATCGTGGTGCCCGGCCGGAGCGGCACCGTCATCCCGAACAACCGGATCGGTGTCGGCGGCGGCTCGCCGACCACGGTGAACATCTACACCAACGCCGACCCGAACTCGACGAAGGCGGCGCTTCGCCGGTTCGACCGACGCAACGGGCCAGGCATCTGATGCCGGTCCCCGCCATCACCGTCGAGGCGGCGTTCGGCCTCATCAACCCTGGCGACTTCGTGGTCGGCACGTCGCTCGTCGGCGGTCCCGACCTCATCTCGTCGGGCTTCAACACGATTACGTCTGCGGCAGAGCTGGTGACGATCCGGCGTGGCCGGTGGTCGCAGGTGACCGATGTGATCGACGCCGGCGACATGACCGTCCAGGTGCTGAACCTCGACCGGGCGTTCGACCCGACCTACACCCTGTCGCCGTACTACGGACGGGTGCGTCCCGGCCTCGGCATCCGGGTGCGGGCGACGGCACCGACGTTCGACGCCAAGTCGCTGATGACCGGCCAGGCCGACGAACTCGGCTTCGAGTACGACGTCAGCGGCCGCAGCGTAACGGTCTTTCGTGGCACCGACGCTCTCGGCCAACTGGGTGCCGCCGAGTTCGACGCATGGACGAACAGCGCCGTGTCGGTGCCGACGAAGTTGTTAGCGATCTGCTCGCGCAGCGAGGTGGCGTTCCCGACGACGAAGACGTCGTTCGGCGCCGGCATCGAGACGCTGCAAAGCGATTCGGTGTCGTGGGGCTCGAACGTCCTGAACTACATGCAGCAGATCGCGCAGTCGGAGATCGGCTACCTGTGGGCCGACGCCGACAACATGCTCACGTTCCGCAACCGCACCGTCGCTGGCACCGTCGCCTCGTCGGCCACGTTCGGCACCAGCGGCATCGCCTACCAGGCCATCGCCGCCAAGTACGGCGAGTTCTTGTTCAGCAGGGTCGGCGTCGATCGCGAGGGCGGCACGCAGCAGACGGTGCAGGTGTCGAACTTGACGACGTGGCAGGCAGCCAACGGTTCGCCCCGGACGCTCAAACTCACCAACCTGCTCCTCGACTCCGACGCTCAGTCGTTGGCGCTGGCCAACTACCTCCTGACGCAGTACTCGACGCCGACGTGGCAGGTGTCGGAGGTCGGCGTCGAGCTCGGGCTGCTGTCGAACGCCGACACGAACACGATGCTCAGCCTCGACATCGGCAGCGTGGTGACGGTCGACTTCACCCCGAACGGGATCGCCCCGGCGATCACGCAGAAGTGCCTCGTGCAAGGCGTGCAACACGACATCGTGCCCGGCTCGCACCGGATGACGCTGTCGCTGATCGCCGCCCCGGTTGCCCTGTTCGTCGTCGGCACGTCGCTCGTCGGCGGCACCGACGTCGTCGGTTTCTGACTCACCCCCGAAGGAGTACTGATGGCACAGAAGACGTCATGGAACGGCGCTGCCCTGACCGAGACCGACATCAACACCTACCTCATGGGTGAGGGTGGCGCCTGGACGACATGGACGCCGACGATCACGCAGGGTGGCGGGGTTACCTGCACGGTGACCCGCGCCTCGCAGGCCCGCTACGGCAGAACGATCGTGGCAACGGCGTTCCTCACCGTGACCGGCGCGGGCACTGCTGGCAGCCTCGTGACCTTGAGTCTGCCAGTGACGGCTGCGTACGGCACAGGAGTGATTGGCAGTGGCGCCATCAGCGACCTTTCTGCGGCGCGCACCTATCCCGGCCTTGCCTCGCTGGAGTCGACCACGTCCTTTTCGTTTCTCGGCACCTCGACAGTCAGCGTCGACATCCGCCTCGGCATCGCTACGAGCGCCTTCACGGTCGCCCTCGCCAACACTGACCAAATCTCGTTCACGATCACCTACGAGGCGGCGAGCTGATGCCCACCATCACCCCTCGCATCGACCTCGGCTTGCCCGCCCGGGTGACGAACGTGAACCGCATCACCGCTCGGCGAGCGCTGGCCCGCAATCTCGGCATGATCGTCGTGCACTACACCGGCGTCACCCGGTCGTACGCGACCGCCGACCTGGCCAAGTCGGTGCAGTCGATCCACCGGTGGCGGGCCAACGAGTACAACTACGTCATCCACATGGACGGCAGAATCGCCGAGTTCGCCGGCGCCTACCAGGCGGCGCACTGCGCAGGCCGCAACGCCACGTCCTATGGCGTGCTGTTCCTGAACGGCACCAACGATCCGTGCACCGATGCGCAGGTCGCCTCGTTCCGCTGGCTGGTCGACGTTCTCAAGTGGACGCAGGCCGTAGCGCCGGGCGTGCGGATCGTGCAACACGGCCAGGTGGCCGCCACGGCGTGCCCGGGCCGCATCGAAGAGCGCTGGGCGGAGCTGGTGGCATGAACACCATCATCGTCGCCGTCATCGGCGGTGCGTTCGGCCTGGCCACGATCTGGCTGCAGGCACGGGTGCACCGCGACAACCGCAGCGACCACGCCAAGACAGCCGAGGTGGTCGACACCATCGCCGCTGTCGTCGGCGACATGCGTGCCGATCAGATCGAGATCAAGGCCGACCTCAGAGAGGTGAAGGCCGACCTCAGGGACCACTCGCAACGGCTGCGCATCGTCGAACACGTCGACGCCGCCGAACCACCGAAGCGCCAACGGAGGAAGCCAGCATGACCCGTCACCTGTTCACCCGAGCGTTCTGGGCTGACGCCGCTGAGCGTGCGATCAAGACCGCTGCCCAGGTCGCTCTCGTCGCCGTCGGCCAGGACGCTGTCGGCGCCGATCTGTGGGGCGCCAACCTCGGCAACGTCGCTGCGCTCGCAGCGTCGGCGGCGCTGGTGTCGCTGCTGACGTCGATCGCATCCGCTCGAGCGCCGGGCATGTCGCCCGCCTCGGTCGTGCCGCCCGGCCTCTGAGCCGGGCACCAACGCCCGGTGTGCGCCGGGCACAACGCCACAGGGAGGCAACCATGAGCAAGGCCAAGTCAACCGGTGTCGACATCGACGCCATCCTCGCCGCAAACGTCCGCAAGCGGGTCGGCGGCAAGTGCAACGTCTGCGCCGCGCTCGCTGCCATGCCCGACGACTGGCGCGACAAGTTCGAGGCGGCCCTCGCCGACACCGAACGGTTCTCGGCAACGTCGCTGATCGGGGCGTTCGACAAGATCGACGTGACCCTGGCGCGAGGCTCGATCGAGCGGCACCGTCGGCGCGAGTGTGTGGGTAGTCGTGCCAGCGACTGACATTGACGCCATCCTGGCGGCGAGCACGACAGAGATGGACGAACTGCGCGCCGCCCTCGCCCGGGCCCAGCGTGCAGCGAGGCGCAAGCAGCTCGCCACTGACGAACTGGTCGCCGCTGTCTACTCGGCGGCGCGTGACGCCATGCTTGCTCACGGTCCGGCGCCGAAGATCGCGGCGCCCGTCAAGGATCGCCGCTCGGCCAAGCCGGAGGTGGCGCTGCTGCACCTGACCGACTGGCAGGTCGGCAAGCGCACCCGCTCCTACGACATGGCGATCGCCGCCGACCGGGTCCGCCAGTCGGTGCAGCGCACCGCCGAACTCGCCGACATTCAGCGATCACATCACCCGGTCAGGGAGTGCCACGTCATGCTTGGCGGCGACATGGTCGAGGGCGTGTCGATCTTCCCCGGCCAGGCGTTTGAGGTCGAGGCGGCAGGGTTCGAGCAGATGGTTGCCACCGCCGGGCTGGTCGAGTCGGCGGTACGTTCGCTGCTTGAGCACTTCGAGTCGGTGACGGTGTGGGAGGAGATCGGCAACCACGGCCGCATTGGCCGCAAGGGCGACATGCCGCACGGCGACAACGTCGACCGCATGGCCTACACCTTGGCCCGCACCCGTGTCACTGACAAGCGGCTCACCTGGCACGCCTGGGGCGGTGGCCTCGGGACGCACGTCCACATCGGCGACTACACGGCGTTGCTCGTGCACGGCGATGAGATCAAGAGCTTTGGCGGGAACACGCCGGCGTTCGGGATTCTGCGCAAGTGCAACGCCTGGGCGACCGGCGTGGTCGAGCGGTTTACCGATGTCTACATGGGGCATTTCCATCATGCGATGGCGCTGACGATGGCCAACGGTGGCCGGGTGTTCGTGACCGGTTCGCCGGAGTCCGACAACGAATACGCACGCGAGTTCGTGGCCGCCACCTCGCACCCGTCGCAGCGGTTGCATTTCGTCGATCCGGCGAAGGGGCGAGTTACGGCTGAGTACCTGCTGTGGCTGTCATGACCGGCACCGCCATCGTCGTCGTCTGGCATGACGCTCACGCTGACCGTGCGGGCGGCTGGGTGCTGCCTGCCGACATCGACGCCGAGCCCTACCGGGTCATCAGCGTCGGGTGGCGCATCGAGCCGAAGCCCGGCCACGTCTCGCTCGCCCAGTCGATCGGCGACGACGGTGCGCTCGACCACATCATCCACATTCCCGACGGCATGGTGATGGAGGTGACCGAGCTGTGATCGACATCACCGCCGAGTTGGCCCGCCTCGTTGCTGATGCGAGAGGCCACGGCCTGACGAGCATCGACCTGCTGTCGCTGGAGCGGCTACTGGTCCGCGCCGATGACCAGCGCCGACGGCTAGAGCAACACCGTCGCGACCTAATGACCGTGTACGACCTGCTACCGCCTCACAACTGAATCGCTCGCTGCGCCCCCTGAGCAGTGCGACGCCACGCCCCTCGCCGCAAGGCGGGGGGCTGTTGGCGTTTTCTGGAAAGTTTCTCAGATTCCCTCTTGAAGGCGTAACGGAACTATGGTTAGATACTGGCATGAGCAACACCGCAACCGCCACCAACACCGCCGCCTTTCAGATCGGCACCACCTACAGCACCGGTCGGGCCGACTACGTCTGGACCTTCACCGTCGTCGGCCGCACGGCCAAGTTCATCACCATCGAGGATCAGTGGGGCGACATCAGCCGGGTCGGCGTTCGGGTGTCGGGCGATCGTGAAGTCGCCCTGCCGCTCGGCTCCTACAGCATGGCCCCGGTCATCTCCTCGGATCGCCCCGAGTGAGTCCTGCCAGCCAAGGCCCCACCGCTTCGGCGGTGGGGCCTTTCTTGCTATCTGGAAAGTTTCTCAGATTCCCTCTTGACGCAGTGACG